GCAGCAGCTACTTCAACTGTATCAAGGCCATTATCCTTAGCTGCATTATCAACTTCCTTATAATCAGGTAATTCTGTTCTCATAATATACTCATCACCTTTAACTTTAGGATCAGGGTCTACTAATTCCCAATTAGCTCTTGCATTAATTGCTAATGAATTATTATTATTTCTCAATACAGACGCTTTAGATTTAGCACTTAGTCTATTAAATAAAATTTCTTTATCTGTTGTACCAAGTGGATCTAATCCAACAGTCACACGTAATTGATTTAGAACAGCTAATGGGTGCAATTTATGACCATTCTTATCTGTATAATTATCTGCTATAAAGTTTAAACGTGGATGTGTTTTGAAGGTTGCTGAACCATAACCTTTTGATACATTTTCAAGCCATGATTTAGATCCAAATGCAGTTGATGGTTCTTCACCAGGTTCTGTTTTCATTTTAGTATCTAACGCTCTTCCAGTCAAAGAACCTATAGCATTGAGTATATCATTTCTATTATCTATAGTATCTTGAGTAAATTCACCACCGATAACATTTAATGATACATTATCTTTTTTCCAACCATCATCACCAAACATCTCCATTTTATAACCTTGGTGACTATAAAATCCATCAGTATTTCTAGCATCTAGAAACCACTCATTAATACGTTTAAAAGCTGTATCACCGTTATCAACGATCCCACCTTCTTCCATGAACTTTTTCATTACTAGATATCTTTTCCACATTTTATCTCCTAAACCTGTTACTGTAGGATGAGAATATTTATCTTTGTTTACTTTATATCTAGCAAGTTGTAGAAAGGTGTTCTTATTTCTATGATCTGTTTTCTTGTTTTTATCTTGTCTTTGAGCAGTTGCAAGATGCTTTTTAACAACTCCTTGAGGTACATGATCTTGAGTTAAAAATGACTCAGTTAATTGATCTACTTCTGCCAGTTCTGTCATTATCTTATCCATTTTATTATAGAATAGACCTTGAACACTTTTCTGACTTCTTAGATGTTCTATCCAGTCACCTTTTTCCCCAGTTTTCTCAAGCCATTCTGATTGCCATTTTTCATACTGAGAATCATCTAAAGGATCACTAGTCTTAACTTTAGCTAATATTGCCATTTTCTGTCTAATTTTGTAACCAGTTATCTTAGCAATAAAACGTTTAGATTCTTGGTTCTCATAGGTAATCTGATCATTCTGTAACTCTTTGAATTGACCTTTAAATGCATGATGGTCTCTTAATTTCACACCACCAACTAATACACCATCAACCAACTCACCACCTATAATCTGATCTCCTATAGCATTAAGCCTAACTTCACTACCTTGTCCCTGTGATATTAAAGTTTTAGCATGTTTAAAGTATGCATTTTTAGCTGCAACATCAGAACCATGATAACCTCTAGTATGTGTATTATAATCAGAGTAACTCGTAGAAGATCCTGCAGCAAAAGCAGCATTCAATTTATCTTCAGCTAAACCTATTTGTTGTTCATCAAAGTCTTTATCTCTTTCAGTATGCCATTTCTTTATAAAAGCATCTCTTATCGGTTTAATACGTTTAGTGATTTTCTCATAAATATATGAAGCATTGTAATCACCAAATTGTTCATAGTATTTTTGAGTATAAGCTTCTAATCCACCAAGCATCTCATCTACAGCTACAGCATTTTTAAGTTGAGGATCTGTATAAGGGGAAAATGATTCAATACGCCTTTCTACATCTAAATCATCAATGAGACCTCGTTCATAGTTAGACATATCTAAGTAATGTTTCCTTACATGCCAAGGTTCATCTTTAAGTAACTCATTCATCTCTACAAACATCTCCGCACCTTCTTTCTCATGCTGCGCTTTTTGTGCCTTCTGTTCCTCTAATCCTTTTGGACCATTATGTAAATACCATAAATGGGCTTGTGCTTTCTTAGCATTTTCTCTTGCTAATGCTGCTTTACCTGCAACTTTAGTGATAGTAGGAGCCCACTTCTCTAGTTTGGCCCATTTAGATCCTGATGTACGTATGTCTGTTTCCCAGTTACGTGTCATAATATTATATGCACGTTCGTCTCCTTTATCAGAGAATGCGAAGCTTTCTTTTAAGTTAGCGGCTACGTTACCACTTTCTTGAAAATCAAAGCTGCCTAGTTGTTGATTTTGCATTTACTTTTTCTTTTTGAACCAACTGAATGAGCCTTCATTGTCAGCATAAGACATAAGTCCACTGACTCCAGCCATTAATATACCACCTACTGCAGATTCATTTTCCATCTGTGGAGGAGGCGGTGCGAGATCGGGTATAGGTGCGAATGCAACTTTAGATTCCAATCTACTTCTATTACTGATATTCCTTTGTCTAATAGTTTCAACGTTATGTTTAAATACCTCTTTAGATTGAGTTAGTTTAGCATAAGTTCTACCTCTTGCACGTCCTAAAGCACCTAATTCTAAAGAACTGATACGATCTGCTGATCTACCTGTTCTACCTTTAGCTGCCATTTGACCATGCTGCTGTAGATACTTAATCAAAGCACCCTCATTTCTTTGAGCTGCGGCTTCATATTGTTGATTCAATCCAACTTGTGCTTGTGAATAACCACGTTGCATAGCTAGATCACTTTCATTAATATCAATTAAATACTTGTTGCGTTGAGCACCCCAAACACTTAGTTGTTGATACCAATCTTTTTTTCTTTGAGCTATTTGCCATTCATAGTTTTGAACAGCAGCTCTATTTCTGGCCCTTGCTTGGGCTGCACCTGATAATGCCCCAAACGCTCCTTGAGCAAAGGCACCAATACCCATTACTGCTGGTGCGCACATAATTTACAAAATTCTATAAAGATTAAATTGTTAGGTCCGAAATAAATTTCTCTTATAAATTTGAACCCAAGGAATCGAAGTAACTTAAGATGGACTATGTTGCGTTTGTCAACAACATTCCACAGCAACTTTTCTTTTCTACTATTCACAAAACGTTTAGATTCCCTTGCAAACGTATGCGGATATTTAAGGATAACTTTAGTACAGAGCATCCAGATTTGCCCTTGATTATGTACTCCAGCTGCTCCTGCTATTTCACCATTAGGTGCTTTGAAATAAACAGAGTCACCTAATTGTGAAGCTAAAGGTATGACTACATTAGGATCATGTCCATGACCCTCTTCAACTTCTCTTCTGTCTTCTGGTAACAGGTTAGAGGCTACTTGTAAAGCAACCTCTGCTGTCAATGGATAGATAAGTTTAGGCATGGTTTAAATATATTTCTAATCTCTTCATTGTTTCAGACATCCATGAGTTCCAAGGATTACCTAAAGGGCAATGACTTGGTTCATAGAATTTACGTCTAGCTAATGTATCATGAAAGAATTGAATCTCTTCATGTGTTAATTCGACTTTAAGCACGTTGGTAATAATTGGTGGTAAAATCACCTTCCCATGTCATTGAATACAATGTCGCGGGTGTGGGGTGTGTGGATTTAAATGTTACTGCTACGTTTTTATTTCTTTCATATATCGGTATAGTTTGAGTTGTAACATCATTAATCTGTAATCTGTTAGCTCCATACTTATCAGCTATTGGAGGTTCCCAGGTTTCAGTATAATCAGGTTTACCAACTCTTTCAATAGTTGTAGTATATAAACCAGATGGGCCGAAGTTCATTTTAAGTCTATGTATAACTAATGTACCACCAGTAAAAGCTTTAGATTGATCACCACTAATTTGTGTATTATATATGGTTGGTAGTTTCACCTCCATATCAAATTGATAACCAAGTATTAAATTATTAGCTGGGGTTATATCATCAGTAGTATCACCATCTTCTACATAGTCAGGATCATAAGTTTTCCAATTACCTTTCAGTGTTACATTACCATCATTAGGTGTAGCGTCTACTGAATAACCTTGGAAGGTAGTGTCGGTACCTGTTGGTACAACAAAGACTGCTAGAGTACCATAACTTACCTTAACATTTGAGGTAGTTATTGTACCTGTTGTAGTATCAGTGATAGTAAATGTATTAGCATTAGCTACTGTTTTAACTGTATATGTACCATTAGAGTCAGCGTTATTACCTGATGTAAAGACTAAATGTATAGAATCACCTACGTTTAATCCATGGCTATTTAATGTAACAGTAACAGTATAAGCACTTCTAGTATAAGTAGCAGCTACACTTGTTTTATGAAACCCTGTCGGTAAGGAGAAGGTAGTCTCATCATTAGCTGCACTATAACTGAATGATGAATCAGACGAAGCTACAGCAGTACTATTATCTAAATGTATTCTATATGTAACGTCATCTGTTGTATCAGTTGTAGTATTTTTATCATCATTGATGAAATGACCTGCGTCATCTAATTTCAATGAGAATTTTTGCATTACATCTTTACCATGATTTCTAACTACCACATATAAAGCATCATCTAATACTGCATGGTGTTGTATCTTACCTGCTAATTCCCATTTAAACCATGCTTGTTGCATACGTCTTTGGTTAGTAGTAAAATACCTGAAACCATATAATGTAGAACTATCCTCTTGGCTAAAGAATATAACTGAGTTCTCTCTTGAGTTAGATATTAAAGCTAAGTCTTTATCAAATAATTTACTTACAACTTTAGTTTGATCTATAACATCAGGCTCACCTTCTCTAGCTATCTTAGATACTTCCCAGAACCTAGAGTACTTACCAGCATTATCTAAGAATCCTATAGTAGTACCTAAGTTTATAGGGCTAGTTTTATAGTTAAAGTTATAGCTAGATAAAGCGTTAATCTTAGCAGTCATAGGACTCAAGACATCAGAGTCTGTAGTCAACATGAACTGTTGTGTCTTAGTAAATAAGACTAAACCAGAGTTAACTTGTATACCATCATATACTATAGCAGGGTGTTCTGAACTACACGATAAATCTATGACATCACTTGGAGTATATGTAATAGCAGACTTAGGCCAGAAATTTGTGAAGTCTCCAGGTTGAGACATGATTACATTCTCATCACTGAGCATAACCATTCTATTCCTAAAGAATAGCATTCTATTTATCTTGTTACCAATGAAAGAAGGTTCAGGTGCTGTTACATCTGTACCTACTAATGCATCTTCCCAATCTATTTGACTAACTGTAAAAGAAGTTGCAGTTTCCCTAACCATTTTAATAGGCATGGTCTCAGGATCGAATTTAATAAACCTCTCAGGTGCGGCACATTCTATCCAAGTACCAGGACCATCTACATAAGTTCCATCAGATTTCTTCTTACCTTCAAATTTTACATAATAATCATCTTCATCTGCAGCACCATTTCTGACCATTACTACATAACCATGCTTACATTGTTTAGGTAAGTCTTTAACATCCTGTACTGAGTCAGTTAATACATTAAGTAATTCAGAAGCTGCTGTAGATATATTAAATTTAGCATCTGTGCGTGTAATATATAAACCTGTACCAATCTGTTCTACAGTAAATCCTGTTGAACTATCTACAGCTGAATTAGCTGGGTTTAGAATCTCTGTTCTTATAGCACCTAATATTGATTCAGCTGTTACAACTGTATCTCCATCAAATGGAGTAGGTGTAGGACGTACTAAAGATAAATTAGCACTAACAGTTGATGCACTAGATTCTGCTATTGTTATTGTATACTTACTATCATGAATAGGTGTATTCATAATAACGTCTTTAGTATGACCTTGTTGCCAACCTTCTCCACCATATAGTAGATCACATTTCACCATGTATCTACATTTATAAATAGGAGATGTACTATTACCTTCTGTAGTAGGTTGACCATTAGTGGTGATTCTAAAAGCTAAGTTTTTTCTATTTGCTGGATCACTTCCAGATGAATCGGTTTCTGTTGGTCCAAAGATTTGAGTACCTACACTATCACAAGTACCACTAGTTTTCAATGCATAACTACCACCACCATCTGATTGTTGATACCCTATGTTCAGTCTTGTAGCTGTATGTATTGTACTTTTATCATTAGTAGCTGTACTATTATATATTTCTAAACCATACTGACTAGAATATTTAATTTGTTTTAATTCTACAAAAGCTTCAAAAGGTCTAGCAGGTTCTTTCTGTGTACCCATTGCTGCAGTCTTATTACGATTAAGAAGATAAGTATAATCGTTAAGAGTTAAAGATTGTACATCTGATGCTTTAATACTATTATTACCATCTACTTGTTTAAGGTAATTTTTTATAGCAGTTTGCATGTCATTATTACCATCGTAGTTAACGGTCATTGCATAACCATCACTACATCTCCACATCTTAATCTCGCCTGTACCTAAATCAACTTGACCGATATATTGCTCAGCTTCATCTCTATAGTAATGGAACCATTTACCATTAGCAACTGAGTTCTTAGAAGCTGTACTATTATCAGTTAAAGAACCTATAAGCTTACCACCTGGACGTTTCAAGAGACCTTGAGTTACATCAGGGAATACGTTGGTAGCGTCTACTACTTGACCTGGAAGTTTCTTCTCATCAGGTTGCTGAGATATACCTCCTGTGTAATGAGGTATTGTTTGAGTAATACTTGTCATTAGCGTCTTAGTGCTTCATAAGGTTGATATGATTTATAAACACTATCATGTGGATTACCGAAGAATGATGGATCACCTTTGTCACATTCGTATTCTAAACATGCAGCTCTTCCACGGTTCTCGTCGTTCTGTAATAGTGTTGTGAGCTGTGGGTTTGATATAAGCTGGGTAGCAGCCCTTACAGCAGCCCTGTAAGTTATGTAACGTTGAAATACATTCGGAAGATCTTCGAACGAATACAGCGTCACTAAGTCAAGGTACAGAGTCTGTGAGAATACATCAGTATGGTTAACTAAATCATATAGTCTACCATTACGAGTAACAACATCTCTAGATTTATCTTTCAAGCCATCTGTTATATCATATCTTAATGCATTATTAGGTATACTTATATAGCCATCAGCATCAGGCTCAGTAGCAATATGGTATTCAGTATTAAAGTGCCATCCTTCATTTTGTACATCCTTGTTTACTTCTGTTAATATATTATATATGAATCCTATCTCTGGGTTCTCATAGTTCAGAGTAGTGATTGGTGATTGACCGATAGCTCCCAAGATTGAGTTCACTGCGGATAGTTCGGTATCGGTGTCTGTCGTCGAGGTTGCCATAGTTAAAAAAAAGGGGGAGCCGAAGCCCCCCGATATGTTGGTTAATATAAATAAGTTTAGAAAGCAGCGTTTCCTGATGATCCTGCAGCAGCACCTGCAACAAGTTCAACAGCAGCAGCTGGGTTCAGATAGTCGGCGCCCATAGCCAACCTACCTAGAATGACATCTCCCTGATAAATCACGGATACATCACCTGAGGTAACTTGTACTTGAGGTCCGATTGCTTCAACAATACCTGCAGCTTCTCTCTGGAAGATTAGACCACAACTATTGGCGAATTCAGTTTCCTGACCATACTCATTATTGATTCCTGCTACATCGTTTGCAGCATCTTCAACAGCTTCACCAACGAATGAGCCAGTGTTGCCAGGAGAAGTTACTCCAGGGTTAGTAGCGGAAGCAGAGCCATACTTAGTACCATAGCTTGAGAAGAATGGGATGTTCATTGACTTGAAGATCTTAATGCCTGCAATCTCAATGATTCCATTACCACTCTGTAAAGCAGTACCTTGTGTATCTCTGTTAACAAGACCATTAGTACCTACCGCTTGGATAAGTTCATAGTATTGTCTTGGGTTTAGAACACCTACACGTCCTTCAGAACTTACACCCTTCTCATCTAATGCAGCTGCAGCATCATAGAATGCAGCAATTAGAGAAGCAGGAACATAAGCATCAGAAGCTTGGTTGTTAGCACCAACGCGAATCTGTGTTCCACCTGGTTCTACGAAACCAGACTTAGTTATTGGAGAAGCAGCTCTAGCTCCACGTGCAATAGCACGGAACACTAGTCTATCATACTTCTGTGCAAGAGCATATCCAATCTTCTTAGATATTTCTCCTCTCAATTCGTAGTGAGCAAGCGTCTCGTCTAATTCATAAACGAAAGCTGAACTGATAAGTAGATCATCACACTTGATAATCTTCTCAGCTACTGGAGGTGCTCCATCGGAGTTACCAAGAATAGAATTTCCAGGTGTATGGAATTCTGCTTTGGTGTGTCCTGTGTAAATAAATTGTAATGAGGATCCATTCTTTAGGGTTCTCTTCATTACAAGGTCACGAGCTATTGAATTATACTCGAAACCTTTGAACATCTCTCCTGAAAACAATTTCAGGCAAAGTGCTCTCCGTTGGTCATTATTAGCAACTGCACCATTAGCAGCTGTCCCAACGGTTACCGACGCCTGATGCGCGGTACTCTGATGAGCCATTGTCTATTAAATAAAATAAATGTGTGTATTAACTTCCTTCAAACGTTTGAAATGTGTGGTCTATCCCACCGTCTAGACGGCTGATGGTATCCTGCGTACAGGGCAAAAGCCAAAGCGAGATATCGGAATCGAACCGATGACAATAGCTTGGAAGGCTACAGTTTTACCGCTAAACTAATCTCGCTAGAAGACTCTTTATGAAATTGTAAGTGAGAGTATTCTATGTAGATGAATATGGATAGGAGTAGGAATACCCCCACCCATAGTTCATTACATTTAGTAAGAAGGTTCTTCTTCATCAACACCAGGAGGCTGTTGATCACTAGGGTTAGTGTCGATAACCTCTTCCTTTTTAGGAGCCTCTTGGTCGAACGAAAACTTAGTTACGAACGCCTGAGCTTGGTTACTTTGTTGTGACATTAGAAGGAGAACTTGGCGCCTATCTTTGTACCATAGGCATTGTCTGCAGTCTCATCTGTCTTGAATGAGATCTCTCCATATACACCGAGCTTCTCTGATGCTGCTACGGAACCTCCGAGCTTACCTGAGAAATCTGTGCTTCCATCTGCTCCATCAGCTGCAGTGAATGCAGGACCACCTTGAACATAATATCCAAGAGCTCCTACCTCACCTTCATAACCGACGTGGAGGTCAGTTGTTCTGGAGGTATAATCATTACCTGTATAAGATGCGTTTGACTCGGCATTCACGTAGACGCCAGCCATTGCAGGAGTCGAAGCGAGAGTTGCCGCCAGGGCTAGTGCAATTTTTTTCATGTTTTTAATTAAATGTTATTTTGTGTAAGTTACACCACGATAGGTAAGAGTCATTGAGATTCTCCACTATCACAGCCCCGTTCCATGCTGTGAATTCATGCGAC